CATGATACGTAAAGGTAATCGATCTAAGTTTTCTTCGTCTTTGGCCAAGTTGGCTTATAATAAATTTGGCAATCGAGGTATGACAGAGGCCAATCTTCTTGTAACTAGGAAGTGGCTCCAAAAGTATCTTGATGAGCAATCTTATAAGGACCTGAGAACTTGTGATAAAAATATTGCAATTGATAGGGCTTTGTTCCTATCTTTTGTTCCTACCACGGATTTCCAGAAAATGTACTTAGCTACCACCACAAAAAGCTGGGTTGACCGTCTGAATGCGGATAACGTATTTGGGCGTATCTTCCGATTCGCATCCGCTGCCGATAAGGCAACGGGTGCGATCTTATAGGGGTGCCCAACAAGGGCCGTTGGTACCGGGTGCAACTTCTCTAAGGCAATACAACAATTTGATCAGGTCCTGCATGATGAGAGCATAAAAGTCTATTTTGACTCTAATGTGGAGTGCGGGTTTGATCAGGTTACTATGTCGGAGTTGCCCCGGGCCTGTTTCAAATGGGAAACCATGGTTGGGGTACCCAAGGAACGTAGTTATACTAGGGTTGCTGGCGTAGCGCCAGATGTTGAATTAGTTCCTTTCAATAATGACATTCGTACTTTGCACCGCGCGGTGGCCGAACGAGTCTTCACTGTTAAAAGTGGCGGCGAATTCACCAGGCCACCACGTCCAGCTCCGGGTCACTTCGGCAGCACCATGGCTGGTGTTGCTGAGAAGCTGAGAAAATTGCTGCCTTCGACCGCCCCTGTATGTCATCAAGAATTTGTTGATAGTTACAAGGGCCGCAAGCAGCAGTTCTATCAGCTTGCTCTGAATCAGATGCGAGAGGGTCGTTCTGATCCAGAGAGTGATTCGAAGCTGAACGTTTTTGTGAAGTACGAAAAGACGGACTGGACGAGCAAGAAAGACCCTGTCCCTAGGGTCATTTCTCCTAGAGACCCTAAATTCAACATATCGGTTGGTCGTTATCTCAAACATCTCGAAAAGCGCATGTTTAAATCATTAGCGGGATTGTTTGACCATCCGACTGTGTTGAAGGGTTACAACGCGGAGCGCAGTGCACAGTTGCTGTATGAGAAGTGGGATATGTTCAGTAGACCCGTGGCCGTTGGTTTAGATGCTAGTCGGTTCGACCAGCATGTATCTTTAGAGGCTTTGAGATGGGAGCATTCCATGTATTTGGAGTGTTTTAAAGTCAAAAAGCACAAGGATAGGCTGCGGAGGCTGCTGAAATTACAAGAGATTAACCACTGTACTGGTTATGCCCCTGATGGGAAGTTGAAATATACTGTAAAGGGCACCAGGATGAGTGGTGATATGAATACCTCACTTGGTAACTGTGTTTTAATGGTGTCTATGATCAAGGCCTACGCGGATTTCTGCGGAATCGACCTCCAGCTTGCGAATAATGGTGATGATTGCGTTGTTTTTATGGAACAGCGTGATTTACCCAAGTTTAGTGCTGGTGTGTTTGATTGGTTCTTAAAAATGGGTTTCAACATGGCTATTGAAGAGCCTGCTTATGACTTTGAGCAAATTGAATTTTGCCAAACGAAGCCGGTGTTCGATGGTCGTGGTTGGATCATGTGTAGAAACCCGCGCACTGCCTTGGCCAAGGACTCTGTTATGCTGCAAGCCTACCAATCTCCTCAGGAGTTTGGTGAGTGGCTGAACGCGGTGGGTACTGGGGGCCTTCGTCTTGCTGGAGGGCTCCCAATATTCCAGGAGTTGTACTTGAATTATGTGCGATCCGGCCGTCAGGGAAAGAGAAGCCACCAGGAGTTGCTATCCTGGAGTTTCAGGCATGCTACTGAGGGTATGCAACGATGTTATGGGGCTGTTTCTCCCCATGCTCGTGCCTCATTTTATTGGGCTTTCGACATTACACCAGATGAGCAGATTTGTCTCGAAAGCTATTATTCCAAGTTAGCATTGTCTTTAGATCTGGGGTCCTATGCCCCCAGGTCAGTCTTCCCGTAGTAGGTGTGGTGTAGGCGATAGAAGGGTTGACGACCTTCCACCAGCCAGTCATGGGGCTTACCGGTAAATTTCCAAATCCAATTTGATGGGCTAATATAAATGCCAAGAGACTGCAAGGAAATCGTCTCTACGACCGGTAGGTGAACAGTCCCGTTGCGTTGCGGGATCCCATACAAACGCGCAATTAATTTTTAACTTCGCATTTCAAGGAGCATCCAATCTGGCTTTCCTTTTACCATTGGCTGCCGGAGTTGCTACTGCTAGTGCTGCTGCATCAGTTTTGAAAGACCGTGAGGAAAGAGAGAAAGGTAGGCAACGAGCTTTGGAACAAGAGATTCGATTGGCACGTGAAGAACAAAAGTGGAGAGATATTGAACGTGCTGAGCGTGTTCAACGTGCTGATTCGACTATTAAGCCTGATCCTACTATTACTGTACCCTCTTTGCCTCAACCCGTTGAATTACCCATGGCCCCAAAGAGACCTGTAACCCAGCGACGCCCCAACGTTGTGCGACCACGTGTTGCTATACGAAAAGGTACTGTGCGTGTTAGGCCCATGCCCCCTCCGAGTACGATTGCGCTTGCCCCTGTTAATATTGGTAACACAATAAGGGGGTTTCAGAACACGGAGAGGGACATACCCAACGGGAAATCTATCACTGGCAGAGATTTTATGTTCTCTGCTATTGGCACAAATTCCGTTGGGTGGTCCATGGTTGGTGGTGCGCCTTTGACGCCTGCTTCATTTGTCGATTCGAATATTCGAATGTATATGAATATGTACAATCAATTTCGTTTCGTATCTTTTACGGCGCATTATATCACTAGTTCTCCTACTTCGGCTAATGGTGATATAATGTTTTACTACGGCAAGAACAGGGAGTCTGTCTTTCTTGATCAGACTTCTGCCAATTTGTTGCCATTCGTTATCTCTGATCCTAATACTGTGCTTGGTCCCCAATGGCAAAATGCTTCGGCGAAATTCACCTGTTCTGGCAAGTGGAAATCGACCGATTATGGGATGGATGCGCAGATTGGCGAGTATGCGGATGGTGAATTGTTTCTGCTGAGTAAGACAACTTCCAATGAGAGCCCAGGATACGTATTGTTTGACTATGTTATTGAGTTTAGAGAGAAGAGTATTTCTCCTAGGCTCTTGACATTGCCTGTCACTAGGGCCCTCTGGAATCAGTGCTCATTTAATCTGAGCGGTGCTACCACCACAAACGGGACGGTTTTCAATTTGGTTGTTGGTGGCAACAACATTAGCGGAGCCCCTTCGGTACTCCCACCAGGCACCCAATCTGGAGATATTTTTAAGATTATATTGGACTATTCTAATAGTGTTGGAGCATTGAACCCGAGCTTTGTTTTGGTTCCTTTCTCGCAACACTTGGGCAATGCTACAGCTACTTCTGTTACATTGCAAAATGGTTCCACTTTTTATGCCTCTGTTGGCACGAACAATCTCCTTACTCTGTTTTTCACTGCAGCTGGTGCTTATTCCAATTCTAATCCTTTGGTTGCTTCGGGGACTGGTAATGTTACAGTCACGTTGCAATTTTGGATGTCTTATGTTGGTGCCAGTTCAGCCGTTAATGTCAACCCAAACTTTTAGACCAGTCCCTTTGGGGGCTGGCATTTCTGTTGGCAATGTTCCCTGTTCGTTCGATCGGAAAGCGAAGCTTGTGATTGCTAGGCAGCAATTGCAACTCATTGAGTTGTAAGAAACTGTCAAGCGTCAACAAGCCTAGCTGATCGAGCTGACTGGGGATTTGGCTGGAGTGTATTCAGATTTAGATAGGGTGTTTAACTTCTTGAAGTGTGAAATTTCTAACTCGCCAATTGACATTAGGGTTAATATTGGTGCTAGGTTTTCGTTGAATGTTTCTAATAGCTTGGTGGTTAAGCTTCAACCACCCCCTTAGCTGTGGGTATACAGTTATCACACGCAAAGCTTTCCATTGCC